CATCGTGCCGCGATTGGCTGCGCAAGTGGAAAGATGAAAACAAAACCACTTTCCTATCTCTTATGGATGCCAGTGGCTGGCAAAACAAACACATGGCGGCGTTCGGCAGTCGTAGTGCGGGTGTCGAGCGCATCAACCAGCTATGGGAATTTGATAGTACACCCGCTGACGTAATGCTTACCGATGGTCGGTATTCAATTATCGGCGTAATTGATGTGTTTACACGACGTGTAAAAGTCGTTTTAAAACCTACATCAAATGCTGAAGGTATTGCACTTCTAATCCGCAATACGATCCTTGATTGGGGTATTCCAGAAGTCGCTCGAACAGATAATGGAGCTGACTATTGCTCTGCTCATATCTTCGCGATATGGGATGCACTTGGTATTCACAATCAAATTACCAATCCTTACAGCGGCTGGGAAAAACCCTTCATAGAACGTTTCTTCAGAACGTTTAGCCACGGTATTGCCGAGATGCTATCGGGCTACATCGGTCATAACGTTAGTGATCGTGAAAAGATAAATGCTCGCCTTACATTTGCTCAGCGCTTAATAGAGCGACGAGAAAAAGGCGCAGATAGAATCGCACTTGATGTATCCATTTCATCAACCGACTTCGAAAAGTTCATTAACTCGTGGCTTGATTACCACTACGACCATACCGAGCACAGTGAGCTTAAGTGCACACCATTTGAGAAATTCACTCAGCATCAGCAAACGATTAAGCGTTTAGATAACGAAAGGCTTTTAGACGTTTTACTTGCTCCCGTACCTAGTCAAAAAGGATTTAGAACCGTTGGTAAAGAAGGTATCAGCGTTGAGGGTGTTGAGTACATTCACGCGGAACTTGGCGCTTACATTGGTGAACGTGTTCACTGCCGCTTTAACCCCGATGATATTGGCAAAATTTATGTTTTCGACCCGGTAAAGCGTGAGTTCATTTGCGAAGCGTTCAATCCAGAGTTGGTCGATAACGAAATTACGATGACCCATGCTCAAGAGGCTAAGCGAATTCAACGCGCCAGGCTTCGCAGTGAGCGCGACGCAATCAAGCAAGCATCTAAGGAATTCGATGTATCTGACGTTGCGCAAAAGTTCTTGGCTTATCGAGAGTCACAGACTCAAGGGCTCAAATCGTTCCCTAAACCATCGAAGCAAGTTTCATCTGGGATCATAAATTCTATTTCGCATGCAGAGCCAAAACAGGAAGGTTATTCAACTGCACGAAAAGACGAACTGGCTCAACGCAGAGACGAGCTCAATGCTATCGAAACCATTCGAAACAGTGGTGAACCCATTTATCAAAACGAACACCACAAGGCTCGCCACTACACACAACTTAATCTTGATGGCCGTTTAGGCCCAACCGAAAAAGCGTGGCTACATCAATACCGACGCGACAACCGACGTTCGGCGCAGATGTTAGACAAACTTTTCAATCCAATAGAAAGCAAAGGAAAATAACCAATGAAGGCAATCACTGCAAAAACTAAAAACGTCATGGCCGCATTTGACGCTTATCAAACCGTTGAACAAGCGGCGCAAGAGGGGTCGCCTGCTATGGCCTTGTTCTCTGGCCAGGCAGGACTTGGAAAAACTACGGCAGGCGCGTTTTTATTCGTTCAGGCAGACGGCATTTTAGTGCGCTGCTTAAAAAGCGACACCATGGGCACATTACTAGAGCGACTAGCGCAAGACTTAGGGCTAGATAAACGCCAACGCAAGGCAGACATGATTAACTTCATTGTTAGAGAGCTTGCACTTACAGGCAAGCCTCTATTCATAGACGAAGCCGATTACCTTGCCGACAAAACGGAGGTTTTAGAAACAATCCGTGACATATACGACTTGTCTGGCGTGCCCATTGTTTTAATTGGGTATGAACACCTTCCAAAAAAGATAAAGCGTCTTCCGCAACTGTTCGGACGAATAAGTCAGCACGTCCAGTTTCAAAAGGCCGACGAGGAAGACATATCTATTATGGCCAGTGAGCTGGTTGAGCACTCTGTCATTGCACCCGACTTACTGCAAGAACTGTTAGATGCCTCTAAAGGTAACTTTCGTCGCATCACCACGGGTCTTGCCAGCATTGAGAAGTTCGCTAAGTCGAATAGCTTAAAAACCATCGATGCTGATCAATGGGCTGGCCGTCAATTTTTCCCTGTCGCGGAGCTGTAATCATGTCGCAAACCCTCAGCCAGCGTAGCTGGGAGTGGATAAAAGAACAGCCAGACTTTCACTCGACAGAGCTGGCTAAAGAAATGGAAGTTTCGTTGCACCAAGCACAGATGGTCATAGATCACCTTAAGCAGCTAGGTGCGGTAACAACGGTAAATCGGAGAGCTAACCCGGTCGTTTACGCCAAGGTTGCTCGTGCTAAGCCACATTTGCCAGGAAAAAACACGACTAGTCCTCAGCCGCGTTCGAAGCGTCAGAAAATTTGGCAAGCGATGCGGTACCTAGAAGTGTTCACCATTCCTGAAATTATGGCTTTAGCACAGTGCAGCAAAAGCAGTGTGGAGCGCTACCTCACAGACCTGTGCCGCTTTCAGTATGTTGTAAAAATCAGCTCATTTAACAAACGAGCACCAATGGCAAAGCGCCGAGGTTGGCATAACCGCTACAGGCTGTTGAGCAACACGGGGCATATGTACCCGATTGCGCGACAGGACGGTTTGTTCGACCAAAACCTCAAAAAGATGGTGATGGCAACCACGGCGGCTAAGTGAGGAAACATGGACTGGTATGAACTATTAGCGAACAAGGTCAAGGAACTGGGTCGTCGTCAAGTTGAGTTAGACACGGGCATGAGTAAGACCACGCTTTCGCAGGTACTTAACGAGAAGTATCCAGGAAGCATTAGCAATATTGAAAAGAAGGTACTGGCAGCGTACGCAAATTTAACAGTGACCTGCCCAGTTCTTGGTTCAATAGCGGTTAAACGCTGTTTAAACGAACAGATAAGACCGTTTTCGGCAAGTAACCCGCAGCGCGTCAGGCTTTTTAGAGCTTGCCAAAACTGCATACACAGGAGCAAGCAATGAACGCTTACAACACTGCTTTTAAGAAAAGAGTGGATAAGGCGAGCCTGGCGATGACGCACCTTATAAAACAAGGGTGTGCCATCACTGGCCTGTCGATTAAAGACACATCCACCGTAATCAATATCCTCCCGCCACGAAACAAGCGGGTAAAAGGAACATTGATTTCAATTAGAGGAACCCACACTGGCCGCTGTCACATGATGGCTACGCGGCTTTACGGATGCACGGTGCAATGGCACTTAACCAATGAAGAACTACCACAGGAATTTAACGCATGACTTCTATCGACCAGCTTTATCAAATTGCCAAACCAGAAGCCCCGACTGGGTTCATGGAAGATGGTGAGGGCAACCTGCGTCGTAAAGACCGCATTAAGCCGCTCGAAATTGAGCGCGATAAATTGACGCGAGCGCTATTTACCAACGCCATACTTGTTCATGACGAACTTCAAGCGTTCACACAAAAGCTAAAAAAAGACGTTGCAGAGTTTGTAAGTCACGCAATGAAAAATTATGACAAACGCCTGGGTGGTACCAAGGGCAATGTCACGCTTTATAGTTTTGACCGTCGCATAAAGATTGAGCGCAGCCGTCAAGACAGATTGTGTTTCAACGAAAATCTTGTTGCCGCAAAAGCAATGATTGACGAGTGCATTAAACGCTGGTCGAAAGGCAGCAACAAGAACCTCCAAGCCATTGTGCAAGGCGCTTTTAAAACCGACAAGCACGGGCGTTTTAGCGCCGCCAAGGTATTAAGCCTTCGCCAACACAATATTCAAGACGAGCAATGGCAACTGGCCATGACCGCATTGGCTGACGCCATTGAGGTTGATAGCAGTGCTGAGTATTTCCGCATTTACTACCGTCTTGAAAATGGCACCTATCGCCAGCTTGCACTGGATATTGCTGACATTACCACCGACACCAACAAGGAATTGAAAAATGAGCAATCAACCGAAACTGCTTAGCAAAACTCACATTGGGTCTAAACACGACTTGGCTGAAGCCGTTGCACAACTGCCACCAGATGTAGATGGGCTTGAAGAAGTTTACGTGATGAATGTGTATCACGACGAATGCAACAACGAAAAATGGCTAGAAATAATGCCAGCTGACTAACTAACGGCCCTTCGGGGCCCTTAACCAAAGCCTTGAGTGTTCAGGGCTTTGTTTAGGGAAAGGAGAAAACCATGCTACGTCTTTGTTTGTTTATGATGTTTCTATACGCCACTGCGTATTGCTTTTACTTCGGATGCAACTGGGGAGGTGCGTTTTCTCTTTTAGTTGCAGCGTTACTGTTTGCTCATGCGTTTTTTCAAGGTGCAGCTGACAGCTTATCAAACGGAGACCAGTAAATGTCTATCAAACGCGGATTGATTACCAAAATTCATGTCGCGAAAGCGCAGCTTAGTATGGACGAGGAAACTTACCGCAGCCTACTTCAGCGTGTTACAGGAACCAGTTCATGCGCAAGCATGAACGTGAAACAGCTTGAGCGCGTTATGGACGAAATGAAAGATAAAGGGTTCAAAACGAGAAAAGCGCCGTCAGGCCGTAGGCTATCGCCCAAATCAAAAGGCACAGAAATAGACAAGGTCCGCGCCATTTGGATAACCATGTATCAACACGGTTTTGTGCGCGATGGCTCTGAAAGTGCGCTGGATGCCTACGTTTCGCGCATGGTGAATGTATCACACGTGGGTTGGCTAAAAGGCGCACCGCTTGAACGCATTTTGGAATCGCTTAAAAACTGGCACCGACGTGAGATGGCAATAAAACTCATTGCTGAAGGGTACACCGTGTTGAAAGGGCACAGAAAAGTTTGGAGTACAGAAAAAGCGCCTTACGAATATGTAAAAAGCGCTTTTAAGGAGCTGATGCAGTGAGTAACCAGAACCAGTTTGACTTTGACGATGACTTTGATGCGCTACTAGAACATTTGCCGGAATTGGCAGACGACAAAGCGTTAGCCATGGCCAGATACAAAGAGCACTTATGGGCATTGGTCTTAATTTGTGAGCGACGTCTTAAAAAGGCAAATGTCGAAGATGACAAGGCGTACAAACTTAGCTGCCAACTTATCGCAGAAATAGCGCATTACCAAGGTGGTGAGTGTAGATACTTACCACGCGGTGAGCGCCTTCAACAAGAACTGCGAGACATTCAAATGTTTCGTTTGTGGCACAACCACAACTGGCCAGTAGAAAAGATACGAAAAGAATACTGCCCTGAACTCAATCAAATTCGTGTTTACGAGATTCTGCGCACCAAACGCGAAGAATATCGCAACAAAATCCAACCGCAGCTTATATAGGGAATCAGATGACCGAGAATGAAGAAATTGAAGCTTACGAGAGTTGTTTGATGGAGTCTTTACTTAAATTGTGTAGCGCTATGGGTGTCGAGCCAGAAGCTTACGATAAAGACCAGAGTGATTTTCAAAGTTATGTTGACTGCGCAAATGACGCCGCTGCATTAATTCTACAGCTAAAGAAAATGGCGGAAATTGGGTTTGAGCTCGCAGAGTACGCGTCTTATGCAGAGATTATAGGGGCAGTGAAAACCAATAAAAAACAAATTAGGAATAGCTGCGACGCGGTGTTCAGCTTAAGGGCTGCTATCAATGAACAACTTGAAAACTTTCTTGAATAACTGCTAAAGGAAAAAATTATGAACGTGTTCCTTAACGCCAAAACGCACACCATTGGCTCTGAATGTTCAGTAGACATGGGAGTTAGCAAAGAGCAATGGGAAAAGATGACTAGTTCAGAAAGAGAACAGCATCGGGGTGAATACATGGGCGATGTTCTTGAAACATGGATTACATTTGAAGAACCTCAAGGCGAATGAAAAATGAGCCTTATCATACTCGGCCACACCGTTACACAGTTACAGCTCAATGCCATTTTAGATGGCAGAGGAATTGAGAGCACTCGCGAGTTGGCGATTAGAAGCAAGTTACCCGTAACTGTCGTCAAAGAAGTGGTGCGACGTGTTCAGGTGGAGGGCTTAAGGGTAACGCCAGTATTAAACAAACTGCTTTACGGCGGTAACAACAAATTATCAGGAGAAATACCAGTGATAGAAAAAGAAACCGAGTCTGAAGATATTCCAATGGACGAATTGTTTGGCTGTGTGGAGATTTCTAAACGCGGCTCAAAGCTTTTATTCAAACTGTTTGAAAGTTTAACCAAAGACCATTTGATTGCTGCTGGCTTTACAGATGAAGACATTGAACATTTTGGTGGCGTGTACCACACCATCAAATACCAAGCGCTAGAAGAACTCTAATAAGAAAGGACCAATAAATGCTCCAAATACTCACACAAGCAAGCCTGTGCGAAGCTGATTTTAATCAAAAGATAGATTTCGTTATTGAAGGCTTCATCACTAAGCGCATGATGACCATGGTGTATGCCGATGGTGGGAATGGCAAAAGCTGGTTAGCGTTTGCGCTGGCAAAATACTGTGCCCCTCGAATGAAACAAGTGTTCTACTTGGATTTTGACAACCCACTAAGTGTATTAAAGGAACGCAAGGTGCACGAGCTGCTTATCGCTCCACACCCGAACTTGCACTATGTGCAACGCAGTAAAAGCCCCCTGCCCCCGTTCGAACTTTTAAGAACGTTGGCAGAAAACGCGACTGCTAATCAATTTGAAAACATGATCTTCTTTGTAGACAGTCTTCGAGACTTCGCCGATGTAAACAACGAAGCCAAAATTGGACTGGTAATGAACCTGCTAAAAGATATTAGAGAAGCAGGCGGTACCATTCTTATACTCGGCCACAGCAATAAAGACGGGCGCAATTACCAGGGCAGCAATGCAATTAGAAATAGCCTAGACAATATGTATCAGCTTAAGAAGCGTGAGCTTGCTGAAGGCGTAGGTGTAATTCTTGAAGTAAGAAAAGAGCGAGCTGCCATCGTCGATAAGGCATTCGATATCGACCCGAATACGCTAAACCTAGAAGAAGTAGATTTAATTGAAGCGCAAGCCTCAGAGCAAGACCTTGAGTTCGTAAACCAAGTTAAGCATGTACTAGTTCGAGAAGGCCAAGTGGGAAAAGGCGACCTGCTTAACGCCGCTGGATATGCTAAAGATGATAAAACCGCGCGCGCTCGACTAGAAAAATACGACGGTATTTACTGGAAAAGCTCTAGACGCCACACCCGCATATTTTACCAATTGTTGTAGTTGTAGCTGTTGTAGACCTTCTACACGTTTTGCACAAATACCCAATCATTTGCATAAGGAAACATTGACACGCCGCACGCACGGGATTAAGGTTGCCGCACTGATACCACAAAGCGGACAACCGCACCCGTTAGCCTTGCGGCCTTTTTATGCCTGTAAGTTAGGCATAGATCCGTCCATTTTCAATGGCCGGGTGGAGAGGCGTTAATACAACACCCGCAAGGGAAATAGGCCCGGAGCTCTTTGTGGCTTCAGTTGACACCCGGCTACCAGCTACTAACTGGTAGGCGTTAACTAAAAACACAAAGGAGACCATTATGGTCAATCAACTCCCAGACGTGGACTTGCGCCACTACATCTCTGTCAAAGAGAATCAACTCTATACTCCTTCAACGCGCATTGCAGAAGTGTTTGAAAAAGAGCATCGCAACGTTTTGCGTGCCATTAGATCAATCGAATGCTCTAGCTATTTTACTGCGCTCAATTTTGAGCTGAGTGAATTCACCGATACAACTGGTCGTAAGCTGCCTATGTACAACGTCACTAAAGACGGTTTCATGTTCTTGGTGATGGGCTTTACAGGCAAGCAAGCCGCCGCCATAAAAGAAGCGTACATTAATGCGTTTAATCAAATGGCCGAAGCCCTTCAAAACAAACAGCACGACAACGGTGCCGTGATGGCATTGCAGG